CGCCGCCGCGCATCCTCCACCCGATACAATGCATGCCACTCATCGGCATAATCCGCCGCCGCATGCAACTGCCACGGCCCCCATGGCCGACACCGCTGCCGTTGGACAAAACCCCGAACCAGATAATCCTTCGTCCACATACGGTGCTAGCGCGTAGGTTGAGTGAAACTTTTTTGGCTGGCTAAAAAAAATAATCGACGGGCGTGGGGTGTGTCTCGGTGCAGGCCGGGGCCACCGCAGCCGCGATGGGAACCCATTTTCCTGACGGGTGCCCCCGGGGGGGCGCGACGCCCTGGCTGCCGGCTGTCCAAGGCCAGCAAGGACCTCACCCAAGCCGGGTCTGCTACAGGGCGTCGCGATAGGGTCAGGGTGTCGTACGCGAGGGCGCTGATTGCCCACCAACCGCTATCTAGGCGGTAGCTCCCCGCGATAATCCTCAGTATTTCTGCCACTTTCGCTAGCACGCATCACGCTGGGCTACCGCTAGGCTTCCGAATACGCTGTTTTCGGGGCTTCTTCGCCGGGGTCACGTCGACGATCGGCCGCGGGTCAACCGGCACCAACTCGATCCTGGTGACCAGCGGCCGATCGGCATCACCAACCAGCTCCTGCGTCACCTTGTCACCAAACTGCTTTGGCAGCATCTTAGAGAGCAGCCACTTGCGGTTTTCCGACATCAGCCGGTGGTACTGCACAAGGGCGTTATTCGGCTCGCCGTTGTGCACGATCGAAGCGTCGCCGAGCGACAGAACTTCGTCGGCTAATCTCTCGTAACCTATGGATCTCGCGCGAGTATATCTCGACGCGAAGGGGTCGGTGCCAGTTCGAGCATCCGGCTCTGTTCTCTGTCTCGCCCACATCCGCACCGTCTTCTCGGGCGGCATATGGGGATCGCGACAGATCTCGGCTAAAGGTTCCCCTTCCGCCAGCCGATCGCATATCTCCTCTGCCAGGTCCTCACTATAAACCGGCTCACTGCCGTTACGTCCGCCGCGTCCGCCTCTCCGCTGCGGCATCGCCACCTGCGCCAACCCGTCAGACGCCATAGTTCGGGTGTAGCCGTGACCGGGCCGCGCCGCAATGCCCTCCGGTCACTCGCGCTAGAGACACCTCAACCGCCCAGAGCGGCTACCCTACCAGGGGCATCGCTTGACCCCTGTTTTTGGCCAGACGCCGGAGAACTATACGGCGCCCAACGAACCCGATGTACCGGGTGGGTCGCACTCTCCGCCATCGTCCAGTCCGCCATTTTATGAAACGAGCGATAGCGGGTCTCGCCCTTGAGACCCTGCGAACTCACCACCAGCGCCGCGTCGCGGATACCGGCATCGACCAGGATGCGGGCCAGGGCATATGCCGCACCGCTCCGCGACCGGGCCGTGTAGATCACACCCTCGACCTCGCACTCGGCAACCCAGGGACAGCCGCGGCTGGTGCACGCCCTCTCGTCGGGATGCTGACGGGCGTAAATGTCAGCCATTGGGCCCCTTGTGCAACCACACACCCTCCTCGTCCTCGTCCTCCACCGGGGCGCACCAGCAAAGGGCACTGGCGATGTGCTCGCGGTGCGGGTTACCGGACAGCATACCCCCGCTCATCGACCCGCATGCGTCCTGGGGTGCCGTTGAGGTGGTTGACGATGCGCCACTCGCCGTCATGCATGATCCGCCGGAGCTGCGACGCCTGCCTGCCGCGGCCATTACGCTCGAGTTCATCGAGGGCCTCCAGTTTGCGCCACGAGAACGGGTGCGGCTGCGACCTGGCCCACAGCACCAGCCGCTGCTCCCGGGTCAGCAGGAACAACCACGTCAGCACCTCGTCGCAGCGGGTGATCTCCGCCGGAGTTGGCGGAATGCGGGGGGCTCTGGCCGGGAGCCAACCGTAAGCGAGCCAGTCGTAGACGACGTCGGGCCAGGCAACGCGGTAGTCGTCGGGGCGGGCGTTACGCGGCAGCGGCAGCCGCCGGATCGTATACGCCGCCTCCCGCAACCGATCCCGAACGGACTCCTGGTCCCATAGCCCGCATTTCTGCGAGCCTGCCCCTGTCGGGTATCCCGGAATGTTGCATGCGTCAAGGCTATTTTGCACCCACACCCCCGCACCGACCCCACAATACCGCCACGCTACCCTACACCGCCACAGGGCGACAATCTATTCCACCGCGCCCATACCCGCGCCGCGGTCCCTTACCATTTCGCACTGCTACACAAGTTGTGCGCCCGACGGACCTGACGGTCTGACGTCCACGCCAGGACCTCCCAGATATATAGGGAAAAACCTCGTCCCTCTCGCCCCTCTAATCCCTCTAGTCCCTCTAGTTCTCTAATATTTCTCATATATACATATCTTATTTTGAGTCAGGTCAGTCAGTGTGTCAGATATATATATATATCATATACTTACACTAATGACGCACTTCTGACTAATAAGACGCACGACTAGAAAACAGCTAGAGCGGATACCAAAAACGCTCGCCATTCACTCCGCGTTTACCGCGGCGCCACCGGAGCGTCTCCATGATGCGACTAACCCGATTACGGTTTGTGGTGTTGAGATGGAGGCTCCCCCCACCAGTGCAGGCGACGACGACCTCACCTACAAGGGCTTGCGCTCTGCTCCGCAGGAACTCGGCGACTAGAGGTTCCCATAGATCAGCCTCCAATCTCTGGTCCTGCTCTGGTTGCATGAACAGGTGCTCGAACAGAGGATCAGGCCAATACTGCTCGTTTTGACTAACCGCTCGCGTCCACGCTTCAGCGAGAAGCTGGTCTCGGACTAGAGCCAGGCCGGCTAAATCGAGCTGCCCGCTCGCGACGGGCCAGTACCTGCGGTTGCCTGTCTCGTCTTTCAGATAGCTATGGTGGTTCACCGTTCCCGCAAACATGCACTGCCGCGGTTCATCCTGGGTTCGCCGCCCATACGCGCGGCGGTATCGCTCTGTAGTCCGCGAGACGAAGGCTTTCATCAAGGCGCTCTCGGCCCGGTCGAATTTATCCATCTCGGCGATTTCGATCAGCCATCGCCCTTCCAGGTGCTCGGAGGCATCTTTGGTGCCGAGATCGGGCAGACTATCCGAGAACCACTCGGGTTGCCCGGTCAAAGTCCGCAGCATGCTCGACTTTTCCAGGCCTTGGGGGCCTTCCAGGACCGGCATGTAATCTGCCCGGCAGCCCGGCTCAAACACTCGCCGGCACATCGTCATCAGCCACCATCGCCCGACATGCGCGTGATAGGGGTCCTGCGGCGTGCCAAGATACTTCGACACCCAGGTGTCAAGGCGCGGCACCTGATCCCAGTGCAGGCTCTCCAGCCAGTCCCGGACTGGGTGGTAGGTCTTTTCGTGCATCGCCTCGTTGACCGCGTCGTCGACCGTGCGGGACGTGACCATGCGCAGGCCCTGCCCCTGTAGCCAGTTCTGCAAAAGGATGGTGTCTTGGTCCCGCCACTCCCGCGGCACTCCTGGAGTGGTCCCAGGGACCACTCCAGGCAGCTCCCGGCGCAATATCTGGCGTCGGGTAAAGGCGTTAAACCCGAACGCGTCTGCGAATTCCGGCGCATGACGTAACGCCGCCATGACGTTAAATAAGTTCGCGGCAGGACCGCCGGAACCGTTCTTGCCGCCGTGCTGCCAGCGGCTTTGCCACCGCATCGGCGGGATCGCCGCCGGGTCAACCTCGTCGAACTCGAACGCTGCGACAATATTCGCGCCCTCGTCCCGCAGCACAATGTCGAGCTGCTCGCGAAACTCGCCCTGGTGCCGGCTCTCGCAGTGAAAGCAGTGGAACCAGCCTCGTTGTCCCTGGACCGCCGGGACATACTCGGCCCCGGTCATGGGTCTCGTGGGGCCGTGCCCGGCGATCCACGGGCACTTTATGGTAGCCGCCCAGAACTTGTCCGAGGTTAGTTTCTCGCCGAGGATGTGGCCGGCCTCATCCAAGGCGCGGTAGATCGGGTCCCGCGCCAGGTCGGCAGCGTCGGGGCGATTGCCGTCTCCGACGCCACGGCTCAACGTTGTCAGCCGAGTGATCACCCCGATCATCGGTTCGATGTCGGTCGGCCAGTCGAGGCCGCGGATCATGGGTCCCGGGTAGCCGCGCTTTAACCGTACCGTCCACCCTTGCGGCAGCCCTATGGCAGCCTTGGTATTACGCCCCGTAGGCAGCCGGCGCCAGGCGATCGGGTTGGTAAGGTTGTCGGCCTTGCCGCCCAGCTTGTGGTCGAGCTGCGTCAGCATGCCTTTGACCCAGCCGAGGTCGGTCTCCGGCTCGATCTTCCAGCCTGCCTGGTGGTTCCCAGGTGAGGTCTCGATCATATAGGTCGGTCGGATGCGCAGCAGGTTGACCACCTCGACCAGGTTGACTTTGGTTCCGATGTCGTCGATCACGATGACGTTAAGAGATTGAAAGTTCTCGATGATCCGATCCCTGGTCCCCGGGACCAGGAGTGAAGGACAAAAGTAGGTATTTCCCTGGTCGAAATACGGGTTATTTATGACACTACCAGCCGGCCAGGCATTCCAGTCTTCGCGAGGTCCGTTAGGGTCACTCGGGTCCCGAGTGAATGATGTGACCATTGCCTGGTCCCACTTGTTCCCGAAATTTAGCTCCAGGAACTCTTGGTTGGTTACCGCTGGGATGATTAAGGGTACAACTCGGCTGTTGGCGGGCATGGGGGTCCGCTCCCTCGCGCAGTGATGTGTGGGGGTGTGTCGTGTCGTGTAGGGCGCGTTTAGCCGCGCGCCATAACACTGCGCTTTTGATCGGTGGCGGATCAACGAGAAAAAGGCGCCCGTCGCGGGCGCGAGGCCTCTTGCTCTTTACTTTACAACAGTTCCTAACTGCGGCGGCGTGGCCGAGGTCGAGGCCGTCAGGGTATCGATCTGCCGCGCGATATCCAGGGCCAGCTTCAGCGGCACAATCTGATCCATCTGTAGTCGGGCGTGCTGTTGCCCGGGCAACTGATTGATGGTCAGCAGAGGTAAGCGCTCGGCTGAGCGCTCGGCCGCGGCGGGCTTACGCGCCACGCCGGCCCGCGGCTGGCGCTCCCGTGGGCGCGGCGGCACCAGCTCTTCGACCGGGATACCGATCGCGTCGGCCAGCTTTTTCATTGTCTCCGGTTGGGGATACGACAGCCCCTTCTTGTACAATCCCACCCGATCGCGGTTCTTCGCTGCCGCAACCCCGCGGTGGTTTTTTTCTTCGCCCCAGATCCGGCGCGCGACCCGCGACGCAGACAATCCCGCCTGCGTCATCGCCGCACACAGTTTTTCGCTAAAGTGTTTTTGTGCCGCCCTCTTCTGGACGCGGCGTCTGGCCCGTTTTTGTGCATGTTCGGCCTCCCACAACGCACGTTGTGTCGGGCCATCTTGCGCGGGAGCGTCGACCCGGTCTACCCGTTCGTCGACGGTTAACGCGACTGTGTGGGTACCGCTCATCTGGTCAACCTTTTTCCTCTTGACATACTTTTCCACAGACTTGTCCACAGCGTCATCCACAGTTCAGTTGTGGGCACATGTTGTATGGCATAATTTTATGCAGCAGACAACAACTTGTGTAGAAGACGCACTAGAAATAGCTAGTCAGTCTCTAGTCACCTACACGGCCTCGGCCCCACCCAGGGACTGGCATAGCCCTGCATAGACCTGCGTTAGACAGCACATCTTGTGTCGATATTGGCCGGTAGCATACCCCAGGCGGTAGCTTTCTCCACAACCGCTCGTGTCGGGCGCACGCCCTACAGTACCGATGCGTTTTGTGCATATCACCTATTCGCGCCGTAAACTACGGGCTAGTGTTGGTTATTGCGTGTAGACTGCGCAGGCCTCCGTGCAGCGCGGCGCAAGAAGGGCCGTGCGCCTCCACAGAAAATCACGAACGGGAGGAAACCTCGATGTTAAACTTCGACACGGCCGGCCTCTTTCGCGTGTTTGGCGGCCCGGCGGGCCTGCTGAAGGAGATAGACCGTTGGCAGCCCGGGCTCCCACTTAATTACGGTCAGGTCGCCATGTGGTCGGGGCGTCGCGTTCCGACAAAGTGGATGCCTACAATCCTGTACCTGCTCGGAAAAACCGGGCACTCGTGCAGTGAGTTTCTGATCGATGACGACGAGCTAGGTCTGATGCCGCCCCCGCCCCCGAGCAAGGGCAAAGGTACGAATGCGCGTCCTCGGGGTTGACCCCGGCGCCAGTGGTGCGCTCGCGATGCTCGACACCGATCTCGGCGCCCTGGTGGTGTGCGACATGCCATCGATCCTGATCAAGGTCGGCACCCATCACCGCCGCCAGATCTCCGAGTTTTGGCTGGCGGACATCGTCAGGGTTTACGAGCCCGACGCGGCCTGGATCGAGCGTGTTCACGCCCTGCCAAAGCAAGGCGTGACCTCGTCCTTTTCGTTTGGCCTGTCCTACGGGCTGGCGCGCGGCGTGTTAGCCGCGTCAGCAGTGCCGGTGACCCTGGTCACCCCCAACGAGTGGAAACGTTCCTTCCGCCTTGGCCCGGACAAGGCGGAAGCCCGGGTAATCGCCTCGCGCCTGTTCCCCGCCAATGCCGCCTGTTTTACCCGTGCTAAGGACGACGGCCGGGCCGAGGCGGCATTATTGGCGCTGTTCGGGGCGCAACAGAACCCTTAGAACTAACAACGCCGGCAGGATTGGGCCTGCCGGCGCTGCCGAAAGGAGAGTGTGATGGGTAGAAGCCATCTGCTGCTCCGGGTACGTATTGTGGTGATCTGGCGTATTCGCGTCAAGATTATCCGCAAGACGTAACCGGAGAGGGCCGGCCCGCGAGGGCTGGCCCGTTCCTTTTAGGCATGTAGTGTCGCGTGCGTTTTCTCGCTTGACACGCCCCGAGACACCCGCACACATTAGCCCCCGTTAACCAAGACTATACCCACAGGATACCTACATCTTGTTGGGTGCGGGGGTTTTATGTCCGCAGCCGCTCTCTCACTGCTCCGGGATTATCAGGCGCAAGGCATCGCCTGGCTGTGTACGCAACTACAAGACCACAGAGCCGTGCTGCTGGCCGACGAGATGGGCCTCGGCAAGACCCTGCAGGCCTTGCTCGCCGCCGCGCAGCGCGACGCCAGGCGTGTGCTGATCGTCTGCCCGGCCGGGGCGCGGCGTGTCTGGCTGAACGAGATTAAACGCTGGCTGCCAAGCTGGGCCGACCGAATTGTCCTGGTCGAGCCGGGCTACAAGCTCACCGATATCAAGACCTGCCTCGATCGGCAAACCTTCGTCCTGATCGTCGGCTATGATGAGTTCTCCGACCGCACCAGCCAACTGGCCCACCATTTGCGCGCTCGGCGGTTTGACCTGCTGATATGCGACGAAGCGCATTACCTGAAGAACCAGAGTAACCGTACCCAGGCGCTCTACGGGCACCGCGGCTCTGGGAGGGGGGTCCAGTCTGCCGCGGCAAAGGTGATCCTCCTAAGCGGGACACCGACCCCCAATCACGCCGGCGAACTGTGGCAGCACTATCGGACTTTCTGGCCTGAGGCGGTGAAGAACACTGCCGGCCGGTCCTTGAGCCAGATCGAGTTTGAAGACCGCTTCACCCGCTATCGGGATACGCCTTTCGGGCGTCAGATGACCGGGTCGAAGAACCAGACGATCTTGCGGCATGCATTGCGGGACAAGATCCTGCGCCGTCGCAAAGACGAGGTGCTGACCGAGCTGCCGCCACTGATCCTGCAGGATATCCCGCTAGCCGGGCCGGGCCAGCCAGCCAGTTGGCTGAGCGGGCTCAAACCCGAAACCCGAGCGCTGGCGGCGAAGCTCCATTACGCCGCCGAGCACACTAGCGACGATGAATTGCTGAAGACATTGCGCAGCCCTGATACCGCGGTCGCCACCGTGCGCCGTGAACTGGGGTTGATGAAAGTCCAGCCCACCATCCGGTGGGTCGAGGAGCGTCTCGCATCGGCCAATAAGATCCTGCTCTTTGCCTGGCACCACGAGGTGATCGACCAACTGGCTCGGGGGCTCGCCGAGTTCGCCCCGGCTGTGATCACTGGTAAGTCCACGCCCAATGCCCGCGCCTTGGCCGTCCAGGACTTTCAATCCAACCCCGGAACCCGGGTATTCATCGGCCAAATCCTGGCGGCGGGGACCGCGATCACCCTGACCGCGGCTTCCGAGGTCGCGATCGTCGAGCCCTCCTGGGTCCCCGGCGAGAACGTCCAGGCGATCGCCCGGGCACACCGGTTGGGCCAACGCGACACGGTCCTGGGATCCTTCCTCTACCTGCCTGGCACGCTCGACGAGCGGATCATGCGGGTGTTCCGCCGCAAAGCGGCCGAGATCAGCGAACTCCAAGGAGATACTGAGGATGCAAGCGCAGCTTAATTTTACCTACAATCTGGAGACCGCTGCGGGGCGGGCCGAGTTCCAGCGGATGTTTCAGCACTTGGTGGCGAGCGACCCCCTGCCCCCGGCCCCGGCGGTTGAAACCGGGCCGGTTGAAACCAGTCAGGCTGAGGCGACGCTCACCGGCCGCCAGGCGGCGGCAGCTAAGGCTCGTGCCGCCAAGGCTGCCAAGGCTGCAGCGCCCATTGAGAATGGCGAGGACCTCAGCGGCCCAGCTAACGGGCACGACGAGGCGGAAGACATCGGCCTCACCGATCCCGGTATGTCGCCGGCCGAGGCTAAGGAGGCCGCTCTTGGCCTGGTGCGCGAGATCTACGCCGCCGGCAAGGTGGCGGAAGTGAAAGCGCTGCAGAAAGCCTGGGCGATCGCAAAGTTCTACGACGTGCCGGATGCGAAGGGGCACGAGTTCTATCAGCAGGTGATGAAGCTGGCGCACGAGACCGGGCTGCGGAAGTAGACCGGTGACCGCGTCAGCACGTCATGCGAGCGAGCGGAGCGAGCGAGCATGACCGAGCACTCGCTCCTGGGGGCGTCGAGCGCCCATCGCTGGTTGAACTGCCCGGGGTCTTTCAGGCTGTCGCAGACCGCGCCGCACCGGCCGTCCTCGGTTTACGCCGCAACAGGCACCCTGGCGCACGAGTTGATCGAAACCGGCGTGCGGGACGGGAGCTTTCGTTGCGACGAGAGCCGCCGCGAGCAGACCCTGCTGCGCGACAATCACCTGATCACGATCGACCATGACCTGATCGACGGCGTCAACCTGATGCTGGGCTATCTTCACCCGCTCAGGGTCAGGTCGACCTGGTCGGGTGTCGAGTTTCGCGTCGACCTGGCCGACTATTTCCCGGAGCCTCCTTCTGTCTCGGTGTTCGGCACGGTCGACGCCGCGGCCCTCGTGGGCAAAACACTTGAGGTCATTGACTACAAGAACGGCTCTGGCATCACGGTCGACGCGGCCCTGAACCCGCAACTGCTTTTTTATGCTGCCGGGGTTTTGCCGTATCTGCGGCAGGATTTTGGCAAGATGCCGCCGCTCCGGCATATCAAGCTCACCATCGTGCAGCCGCACGCCCCAGGGGTCGCCCCGATCCGCTCCTGGGAAATCGATGTGGTCGACCTTTTGATGTGGGTTGACGAGGTGCTCGTCCCTGGCGTGGAAGCCTGCGCCCAGCCGGACGCGCCGCTCAACCCCGGCTCTTGGTGCCGGTTCTGCCCAGTCTCGCACGCTTGTCCCAAGCTCATGGCCGACGCTCTTGAGATGGCGAAAGCCGAGTTCGACGACGACCGGGTGCCTGACGATGTCAGCGAACTGGCTCGCGCGCTCGACACTGCCGAGCGAGCCGAGTTGTGGATCTCTCGCATTCGCGAGTTCGCGATCGACCAGCTCCAGCACCAGATCCGCATCCCGGGTTGGGGCCTGATCCCGACCCGCCCGACCAGGAAATGGCTCGCCCCCGACGCTGATATCGTCCGCCGGTTGGTCGACCTTGGCGTCGACATCGATGAGGTCTGGGAAGAGCGGGTGCGCTCGCCGGCGCAGATAGAAAAACTGCTCCACCGCAGCCGCAAGGGCCGGGCGATCTGGGACAAGGCCCAGGCACTGGTCGAAGCCCGGTCGTCGGGGGTCAAGCTAGGGCGCGACGCCCACGCCGACGCCCGAGAGGATTTCCTCGATGAATAGCCCGGACGGTGTCGCTCTCGCCGAGGACCGTTTTCGGCTGGCGCGTCCGGACATCGAAAGCCGGCCCTGCCTGAAACCTTTGCGCCCGGTGGTCTGGGTCACGACCGAGACACTGAGCCGAGACCCGACCAAACGCTGGCTGGACATGGGCTACGGCGTCTTCTGCCTGATGAGTGAGTGATTTAACTAAGGAGATCTAGCCATGGCCGCCAGTGTTCGTACCCCGATCGGGATCTTGAGCTTCCCCAATCTGTTTTCGCCCCGGCCGCGGGCCCCCGGCGGCGAGCCCGTCTACCAGTGCTCGATCCTGTTCAACGAGGCCGCGCAAAAGGACCCAGCGTACCAAGCGCTGCGCAAAGCCGTAGCCGAAGAGATCGACGACAAGTGCGGCACCGGTAAGTCTCAGGATCGCCAGTTCATGGCAGGGCTGCGCTCGCCGTTCCGGCCGACCGCGGAGAAAGCCTATCAGGGCTATGACATACCCGGCGGGATCTTTATCTCACCGTGGACAAAGTCCAAGCCAGGTCTGGTCGACGCGGTACGCAACGAGATCCTGGTCCCGGAAGACATTTGGGCTGGGCAGTTGGTGCGCGCCACTGTAGCGCCCTTCTACTACAACACCAGCGGCAACCGCGGCGTGTCGTTTGCCTTGAACAACCTGCAGGTCTGCCGCACCGACGGCCCTCGTCTCGACGGCCGGCGCGCGGCGTCGCAAGACTTCGACGATTATACCGGGGCTGGCGCAGCAGTGATGGAAGACAGTGAACTCCCTTTCTGACGGGTGGTTCTGGGCGGTCCTGCTGGGGTTGATCTTTGTCTTGGTGGGTAGTTTGGAGTTTTAAGGACCCGCGCCAGGCGGTTATTTCCTGGCGGCCTTTGGTGGACGGGCAAAATGTTCCGCCGGAGTAAACAAATGTCGTACTATAAGCAGCAAGTTGAAACCATCCGGTTTCACGAGACGACGGCGTCAAGGCTTCGCGATGAACTCTACGCCGACATTGAAGTGTTGTTTGAGGAAGGGCTGGTGTCGCGCCCTGGGGATGAAAGCCCAGTGAAGGCTGCCGGAAAATACGTCACTAAGCTGATGCCGGAGTCGCTGGTCAGCGCCGCCGAGTTGAAGGACAAAGTTCCAGCCACCCGGGATTTGAGCCATCGGGCCATCACCGCGATGTTGTCGCAGCACCCGGCCTTGGTCGATAGTGGCGAGAAGGATCGTCACGGGCTTAAACTTTTCCGCCGTATCGACGAATTGCTTTCGATTGCTGCGGAGTAGCATCAATGCTCAAAACAGAAACCGAGACCGCACGAGCGGTTGATTTGGAACTGCCCCCTTCGGGGGGCAATCTTTCTGTTATCCTGGAAGAGGACGCGCACTATCTCAAGGTGACCTTGGACAAGTCTGAAAACTTTAAGGTCGCTGCAGGCGAGCGGCTGCGTGATCTGCTTGTCAACAAGTTTGCGAACAACCGTAACGCCTTGCGCGATTGGTATGAAGAGACTGTTGTGCAAGGCAAGGCGCATCGCGCTTGGAAAACGGTAGAAGTATATATGAGTGTTGTGTCGAAGTATGGCGAGGCTGCTGCTGACGTTTTTGCGGAACGCGAGCAGCGTAACCGCGATGAGGCTCGTGAGCGTCTGACACGTCACCGAGAGGAGGCTCGTGCTTACCGGGATGCCCAGGCTGCGTCATACGATCATCGCGCTTTTCGCGACAAGTTTGTGGGGGCCGGAAACTTCAATGAAATCAGTGCTCAGGAACCAATAAATACACGATCTCGTCCTGTGAAAACGTCTTACGAACAGCGCCGTGAGTGGCTCTCCGACATGAATGTCTTATGGTTCAAAGGCGACCCGGAATGGCAAGATCGCTGGCTTAAAGACCGCCGTCTTTTGCGGGAGCGCAAGTTCTAGCGGGCCATGCGCCTTGTGCTGGATACGGAGACCACCTCGACTGCCGACCTGCGGCGAACCGGCAGTCATGCTTATGCCGAGCATCCCGACACCCGGGTCACGGTGCTGTGCTACGCAATTGACGACGGCCCGGTCGAGACCTGGCTCGAAGGACCGCCGCCGGCGCCCTTCGTAGCGGCGGTAGGTGCCGGCGCCACGGTGGTCGCGCATAACTACCTGTTCGAGCACAATGTCTACTCCAACAAGCTGATCCCGGCGGGCTGGCCGGCGATCCCGCTGGCGCAGTGGTCCTGCACGATGGCTCGGTCCTTGGTGGCCGGCTACCCGGCATCATTGGACCTCGTCGGCCGCGCGATCGGTCTGACCCAGCGGAAGGACCACGGCGCCCGGGATTTGATGCTCCGGTTCGCCCGGCCGCGCAGCCAGGGGCCGCTCGTCTGGTGGCACGAGAGCGACCCGGTGCGCTTTCAGGCGCTCCAGGACTACTGCAAGCAAGACGTGCTCGCCGAGCGCGAACTGGACCGCAAGCTCCCCGAATTGAGCCCGCGCGAGCGCCAAGTGTTCGAACTGGATCACGCCATCAATCAGCGCGGCCTCGGTATCGACCACCATCTGGTCGACGAACTGGCGCGGGTGATGGCCGCGGCACAGACCCGACTGGCCCGGGATATCGTGCGACTGACGGGCGGCCGGGTGCGGTCGCTGGGCCAGGTGGCGCAGTTGCGGGACTGGCTAAAATCTCAGGGCGCCCTGATGCCAGATCTGCGCCGTGCGACGGTGCAGGCGCGGCTCGCCGATCAAACCCTCGTAGGATCGCCTAGGATCGCGCTACAGGCCAGGTTAGACGCCAGCCGGTCATCTACCGCCAAACTGACGGCAATCGCGTCAGCGCGCTCCTGTGACGGCCGGGTGCGAGGTACGTTCCAATACTACGGCGCGGCCAGAACCGGACGTTGGGCCGGCCGCCGACTGCAGCCGCAAAATCTTTTCCGCGGGTCGATCCGGGATGTACCGGCCGCGTTGCGGGTGATCCGCGCCGGGGCTGCGCCCGAGGATCTGGAATTGCTGTTCGAGGACTCAGCCCTCGGGGTTATCGCATCCTGTCTGCGCTCGACGATCACCGCCGGGCGGGGTCGAAGGTTGGCAATCGCCGATTTCTCGCAGATCGAGGCCCGGGTGTTGGCTTGGCTCGCCGGTCAGCAGGATGCGCTGGAGGTCTTCCGGCGAGGCGATGACATCTACATCGCCACAGCGAGGTCGGTTGGCTCCGATAGCCGCACTCTCGGCAAGGTGTTGACGCTCGCTTGCGGGTTTGCGATGGGGCATTTGAAATTCCAGGCGACGGCGCTGACCTACGGCTTGGCATTAAGCGAGGTCGCGGCCGAGGCTGCGGTCCGGGCCTGGCGCGAGATCAACCATCACATCGTGACACTGTGGTGGGCCAGCCATCGGGCGCTATTGCGGATCTTGCGCGCCGGGCCTGGCGCCACCGAGCAGATCGGCTACGTCACCTTCATCCACCGCCCCGGCGCGCTCTTGGCGCGGCTGCCGAGCGGGCGGCATTTGGTCTACCGCCATCCCCGGATCGAATTGAACGAGCACGGCTATGAAGAGATCACCTACATGGGCTCGCTGGGCGGCAACTGGACCCGGTTGCGGGCGTGGGCTGGCCGGACCGTCGAAAACGTGACGCAGGCAGTCGCCCGGGACGTGATGGTCGAGGCGATGCTGCGCCTCGTGGATCTCCCCCTGATTGCCACGATCCATGACGAGCTGATCGCCGAGGTTCCCGAGGTCGCGGCCGACTCGACCCTCGACCGCATGCTGGCGGCGATGCGGCAGACGCCGTCCTGGGCGCCCGGATTGCCGGTCGACGCGGCCGGATTTGTAGTGCAGCGCTACCAAAAGGGCTGAGGGCGGCGATTTTTCGCCAACTGCCGCAAAGCGTGGTACGGATTTGCTTGCGATGGGCCGCATTTAGTCGGACGCTATGCGCGTGTCGATTTGAGGGGGGACACAAAGCAAAAGCCCCGCCGAGGCGGGGCTTCACTTAGGACTTCTCTACTCGCCCAGGGGCCAATAGATCAGCTCTTGGCAGTTCTGATCTTGCCCTACCAGCAGCCAACGCGCAACCCCTTTTTTGCGTGGGCGGGTGGATTGCGTCCTCAAGCCAAGGGGAAGCAAGCCATGTCGTCATACGTCCTGTTCCCGGTTGCCGCTCTACGCACGATGAAGCCCCATCAGGTCGTGGCAATGATCCGCCTGATGTCGCATCAAGACCTCGCCGGGCATTGCTGGCCTACGCAGACGACGCTTGCTGAGGGCACCACGATGTCGCCGGCCGCGATGCAGCGCGCTGTCGCCGGGCTCGCTGCGGACGGGCATGCTACGGTCACGCACCGCTTCGCCCGCTCCAACGTCTACACGCTCGCCGAGCCATTTCGCCGCAGGCCGCCCAGACCTGCGCCTATACCCGCTAGCGAGTGCCAGTTACCCGAAAATGATAAACCAGAAGGCGAAGCACTTAAGGGTTCTAAGAAACAGATAGAACCTAAAGAGGGGACGATCCCGGTGCGGCGCGCTGCGCCGCCTCTGCGGCCGGCAGGAGGGCGCAACCCGTTCGCCCGGCAACCGTGGCTGCGGAAGCTTTCGGCCTACGCTGGCGAGCGTCTGAGCGGCTCGCAACGCATGTTCGCGTGGGAGGTCATCGCGAAGGCGGAAGCGGGAGGGTTGGCCGGCGAGGAACAACGCGCGCTCGACCGGATCGACCGGGAGATGCGAGCCTGCGGGTTCAGGCCTTCGACTTGACGCGGGGCGCGTTACGGCGTACCTGCATCGACAACCCCCCTAACGTTGCGCTATGAGGGCTATCATGGCTTACACGATGGGGCAGGCGGCGCGGGCAACCGGCATCAGCAAACCGAGGCTGTCGCGCGCTATCAAAGCCGGCAAGATTTCTGCCGAACGGCACGATAACGGCAGCTACACAATCGATCCGGCGGAATTGCATCGCGTGTATCCGGCAACCGTTGCGGCAACCGTTACCATGGAGCGGAGTGATACCCCTGTGGTGCCGGGCGATACTGCTGCGGCATGGTGCCGCGAGAACGAGCTTCTGCGCGAAATGCTCAGTGATCTGCAGCGTCGTCTTGACAAGGAGGGGGAAGAGCGGCGCCAGGCCCAGACGCAGCTAATGGCGCTGCTGGCTGATCAGCGTCGCCCGTGGTGGAGGCCCGGTACGCGGCGTTAACCATCATTTCATGATGTTTTTCTAGTTGATTTGGGCAAGATCAATCATCATATCAGGATGAGATCACACGCTGAAGAGGCCTTATCTGACAATGATGTCCCGCCTTCCCGGCCTCCTCACCGGCACCGAATTCAAGTCAGCGCTGCGTTCACTGGGCCTGCGACAGGTCGATTTCGCGAGCCGGTTCGGTTTGTCGGGATCAACGGTCTATCACTGGGCGTCTGATGTAACCCCCGTTCCGGTATGGGTACCTGGCGTGCTGGAGCTATTACGTACAGAACCTGACAACGAGCTTAACGCCGTCGCACGATACGCCAGCCGCCGGCCAGAAGGACGTTCACCGTGACCCAGGCCCCGGTGCTGAGATCGCGCCGCTGGCAGACCGCCAGGCCATCATCGTTGACACTTCTAGCGCCCTCGACCTCGTGCATGGTGCTGAGATCAACCAGGACGTGGTCGCTGTCTACGGTTGGTATCGGGAAACTCCCATCGGGATTATGGCGTGAATGGGGCCTGATCAAGACGAAGAACGAGCCCTGAGGATCGAGCTGATGAAAACCCAGATCGATAAAAATCGGCTGGACCTGGACCGAGTACGTCAGGAAATGCGCTGGGAACCCTGGAAAGCCTTGGCCGGGATAGCGGTAGCGACAGCGGCAATGGCAGGGCTCATGCTCGCCGTCGCACGCCTGATGCAATGACCCCGATAACGCTCGACGACCTGCATAACGACCTCGTAGCCCTCCGGCATGAGTTGAAACTGACAGAGGCGAGGCTGGAGGCAAAAATCGACAGCAAGCCTTCCTTGATGGCAATGTTTACCGGCATCGTGATTGTGGTCTTCGGTATGTTTGGCGTCGTCGCATCGACCATAGCGACGCTACATACCATCGGGATTATTAAG